GATAGTGTTACCGTTGTTCCTTAGGCCCACTCCACGGAGTTAGGTATAACCTGACTTCGTTCTATAATAGTCTGGAGGTTCTATGCCCTTACTTCCGCGTCATATCGTCTCTAATAAACAGGTCTGGAAGGATGGTCCGATTAGTTGCTTTACGTGGACACCTCAAGTGTCTTCCGTACTGCTAACTACGAACACAACCGGCCAGGCTGTTTTGCAGAGCGTAAAACTGCAGAATTGGAGGGATAGGATACGTCGTAGGCAGAATGCCACTACCGCGTTTAAGGCCACGTATGATAATTTGCGTTATCAGCCGGGGCACATTTTTCTCGGTAAATGGTGTCCTGCAAACAACAGATTTGGGTTTTACCAGTATGATGGTGACCTAGCGATAGGTCATACATCCATCTGGGATAAGCCCACATCTCCTTCCACGACTATACATAGTAAGACACAGAATGAAGCCCTGACGCGTGCTATCAAGGACGCAAAATCGAAGCAAACCCACTTTCGAGGTGGGAACTTCCTTGCTGAACTTGGTGACACGATTCGGGGTCTCCGTAATCCTGCTAAAGGGTTTCGAGATCTTCTCGATACCTATCGCAAGAACGCTCGCAAGCGCGTTAAACGTGCTTGCGGGCGGCGCTCTTTGCCAACTACTCAACGTGACTTCAGTCGTCTTGAAAAAGACGCCCCTGATGTCGCTAGAGCAGCGCAGAGAGCGTTATCTGATACCTGGCTGGAGCATAATTTCGGATGGCAACCGTTGCTTTCTGACGCCGTGGACGCCTACCATGCTCTTCGCGCGCTTTCCGCGCGCTTGGAGTATGCGGAGTTCAGAGGCTATGCAGAGAACGACGATCCACCGACATATATTCACCAGTTTAGGTCTCATGATATAACACGGGTGCACTGGACTGCGAGAACGCAGTTTAAGTACGACTGTGTTGTTTACGGAGCAGTGAAGATGAATGTGGATGAACCTCCCTTAGGGCAGGCGACTGAAGAAATGGGCGTTAGAGCCCGTGACTTCTTGCCGGCTGTCTGGGAGGCCATTCCATACTCCTTCCTGATCGATTATTTCACCAATATTGGTGATATAATTGAGGCTGTAAGCTTTCCGCTTACGGGTATCGCGTGGGGATCCATCACCTTCCGGAACCATTCTATTCGTTCAGTCGAACGAGTAGCGGTTGACCCGGATGCTTTAGGTGTTGTGTTCCCACAAGATGGCTCGAACAAAGTGTTTAGCTTTAAGCCTTTCTTTGTCGAATGGGACCGTAAATACGTTGACCGCTCTGTTTGGAATGGCTCCTACATTCCCAGTTTCAGGTTTGAAATCCCTGGGACGAAGAATTGGAAGAAGTATTTCAACATTGCGGCTCTTGCGCGTTTACGGACTTTGTAACCATCGTTACTGAAAGGACCATTATGCCTTTCGCTCCATCCTCGCCGGTTACGGGAGGCCCTCAATCGGGCCTCACTTCGCCGACGTACACTCTCACCGCTGACACAGCTCCTGCTGCCCATGGGAAGCAGTACTATGTCTCGGCCCTGGGTGGGACCCAGACGGGTGTTGAGGTTAATAGCCTCTCCAATCCGTTTACCACGACGTTTTTCAAGGTTGCATCGCCAAAAGCGTTGCCTCCCGTGAATGCGTCTGGGGGTCTGTCGAGCGTCCCGAAGAACGTTTTCAAATGGAACGTTCGTAAGGGCTTGGAAGTCGTGAGTGGTCAGCCCCGACAGACCGGACTGTTCGAACTTTCGATCAGTCTGCCTGCCGGTTCTGACATTCAGGACCCCGAGTCCGTTCGTGCCGCTCTCTCACTCTTGTTTGGCATCGCCTGGGCTGAGTCCTCGAATATCGGAACGACTTGTATCACCAACGGCCTCTGAGGCCGTATGGCGACGAAGAAGTTTCGACTCGATCAACTCATCCAGATCGTGTCGAGGGCGTTGGTTCGCTATCTTTCAAGACTTCTCTTGAAGGGTGGCTCCCCACCGCCTTAGTCACGAAGATGTTTTAACTTGAGTGTCCACCTGGAGTGAGTGTATGTCCGCACCTAATCGGCATTCTCTCTTTTCCTGCCTTCAGGCTGACCTTTCGTCTTTTCAGTTAATGGACAAAAAAAGTCCATTCTCTGATAGGCGTTCAGTAGCTGCAACGATGCTCTTGGAGAGCGTCTTCAAGAAATTTGAAGACCCTAACCCCGAGGCAGACGCCAAGGCTATTGAAAAGTTCCATGCCGTTAATGAACGGATGGGAGCTTATAAACTCGTAGTCGAGTCCACTTGGGATGAAGTTGCTGTCCAGAATGTGAAAACATGTCTGGACCGCTTTCTCCACCCGGAAGGGAAGCTGCTCGTAGATTCGTTTAAACAGATTTTTGAATCTGGAGAAACGGGTCCTGGAGCAAGCTTAAGTGGACGAGGAGGGGACTTCTATACAAAGATGTTCTCCTCAGAGTTAACTACGACTGGTCTGTCTCTGTACGCAGAGTACAGGGCCAACATATCGGATCTGCAGACCTGGCGTGAGGCCGAAAGCCTCAGGTTCGCTAGCCTGCTTGGTCCCAAGTTGGTCGATGGTAATCGCCTGTCCTTAGTGCCTAAGAACATCGACATAAGCCGAACAATCTGCACTGAGCCCACATTGAACATGTGGTACCAGCTCGGATTGGGTAACATCATACGCGAAAGGCTCAGACAATTCTTCGGAATTGACCTGAGATTCGTGGCTGATGTTAACCGGCATATGGCGCGGTTAGGTTCTATAGACATGAGTGGGCCGAGGTCTTTCTCGACGATTGACCTTGAGTCCGCTTCTGACTCTATAAGCTTAACGCTTGTTGACGAGCTTTTCCCGCAATGGTTTAGCTCGCTCCTCAAGTATCTCCGGTCGCCCGTTTCAAGGCTACCGGATGGATCAGCGCTGCCCTTGAACATGGTGTCTACCATGGGGAATGGTTTTACCTTCCCTTTGCAAACACTTCTGTTCTCGGCCGTCGTATCTGCGGTTTACGAGGAAAAGGGTATTCCCCTTAACCGAGTAAATAGCAAGGATCCCAATTGGTCAGTGTTTGGCGATGACATTATCGTTCGCAGCGATGCTTACGATCGCGTCATCCACCTTCTTGGCCTTTTGGGTTTCCGAGTAAACGCAGAGAAGTCCTTTAATAAAGGACCGTTCCGTGAATCCTGTGGATGTGACTTCTTTAAGGGTCACATGGTACGGGGTGCTTACTTAAAGCATCTTAGTACTTCACAGGACACTTACGTCGCCTTCAACAAGCTAGTCAGATGGAGCGCCCGTAACGAGATCTCTCTCGATACGACGCTGCAGTATCTACTCAGAAAGGCGCCCTTTCTAGGGGTGCCCTTCTGGGAGTCTGACGACGCGGGTTTCAAGGTCCCTGAGTGGTGGCCGTGGCTTCGTGTAAAACGGGTCGAAGGAGGTATTCGCTATAAAGCGTGTACTCCCAAGCTCCGTCAAATTACACTTAGCGACGACGCCATAAAGGTCCCGAGAGGCCTACGCGATCGCTTCTACAACCCACCCGGGTTGTTAGTTGCGATAACTAGAGGCGATTGGGCCGACGGCGCCCTCTCTGTTAGACATAACAGAGAACGGCGTTACGTCAGGAGCCGAAGGCTCGCACCGTCCTGGTACGAGCCCCCGGTGTCTGAGCTCCCATCCTATGTCTCTAACCCTGGACCGGAAGAGTTTTGGCCTTATGGCCGATTCAACTGGTTTAGAGATTTGAGATATGAGTTGGAAGCCAGGCGTGCTGTTGCACCCATTGCAGGTGCAATAGAAGGGAGACGGTGTGAAACCGTCTTTTGGTCCCTACTTGAGTAAGTAGGTTTCCAAACCCCGAGGGTGAGATGCCCTACCTCGACTGCCATGCC